GATGATTCCATTGCTGTACTGTGTCAAGAGTGGGCTGGATATAAGGCTCCTCATGGAAAAATTGTGATTGTTTCGTCTGATGGCGATTTTGTTCAACTACATAATGAATACGTAAAACAGTACAACCCAATGTTGAAAAAATGGGTGGAACACAATGAAAAGAATGATTTACAAAGAAAAATATACTATGGAGACACAGGTGACGGTGTCCCGAACATATTATCAGATGATAAGGTGTTCGTAGAGGGTCGCAGACAGACACCTCTATCCAAGAAACGATTTGCAGAGTGGAAACAGTTCGAACCCAAGAAGGTTCTCAGTGAAACTCTCTACAGGAACTATTGTCGTAATGAAATGATGATAGACCTGTCTAAACAACCCGAAGCGGTTGTAAACAACATCAAATCCCACTATGTTGGGAAGCAGGTTAAGGGTCACAATTCAATGATTCTTGATTATTTGATAACAAAACGACTGGGCACCCTACAGGAAAATGTACAAGATTTCTTTGTAGATATCCCAGAAACAATATAGGATTATATTATGGATTTACCAATCAAAATAGATGATGTAAGGTTTTCCATTCCAGATGTACTGGAACAGGTAAGTAATGAGAAGTTTCATGACGAGAAAGTAAAAATTCTCCAACTCAACGAAAACCTTGGGTTGAAAATCTATCTTAAGGCACTTCTCCACCCGAACATCACATTTAAACTACCACGAGGGAAAGTCCCTGTGATCAACCAAATTCAAAAGGTTGAAGGTACGCCTTCTACTGGTTTGTATCAACTGAATGAACTGCATAAGTTTATCTCTGGTACTACTACATGCGAAGCGCTGAACGATATTCAACGCGAACGTGCTTTTTTCGAACTCGCTGAAACTTTGGACCCAGAAGAGCTTGAATGCTTAGTCAACCTAAAGGACAAAAAGCGTGACAAATGGCCTGGCTTATATGACCAGTGTGTCGTAGATGCCTTTAAGGATATGTTTACGGCTGAGGAACTAAAACTCCTTGACCCAGAAGTACCAAAACCAAAGCCTGGCCCAAAGACGAGCGCCAAGACCACTAAATAGGAGACAAAATGGCAGCAATTGAATTGACTGTAAACGCCACTCAGGCGAAACTTAACGCTACAGCGGAGAAAGCACGATTAGAGCTTTCCACCGCTATGGAAAAGGGAGATATTGATGGGATTGTAGAGACCCTAAAGTCACTACAGTCTGCGTTACAATGTTCTTCACTCCTAAGCAGCATGATAGAAAGACCTCAGAATGACGGAACGCCACAACAAGAAAGCGAAACGACAAGTTGACAGTATTATCTGTGAACTTAAAGGTTTACGCAAGGCTATGAAGTCCAGTAAGTCAGTTAACAAGGAACTGAGCAATCTGGACTTTCAATACTCAGTTATCCGTGATTTATCTAAGTCTGGAAAACTGCCTTTTATCAAAATTCCACATGGTAATGTAAATGTCAGTGACCTTGGACAGGAGAAAAACTCCGCATGAAAGATTATCTGAAATAGTCAGAAATCATATAGTGAGGGGGCTTTTTGCCCAGATAGGGTTAGGGACAGGTGACTACGCACACACCATCCTTAAATCAGCCCCAAAAGAAAAGTTGTTCATTATTGTAGACCCTTACGGTAGTTATGAATATCGTATGATGTCACCAGATGAACTTGGATATCCTAGTACAAAAACTGCTAGGTCAAATGGCGATTCGTTGCCGATACTACAAGAATTGTATCAGACTGCTGTCTACAAGGACACAGCTCATTTTCTGTACTATCCAATGGATGACGCCGAATTCTATGAACGCTTTCAAACAGGAATATTTTTTTATAATGAGAGTGAAAAGATCAAGAACAATGAGTATGGATTTGTATTATTCAACGCTGAAAATTGTGTTGGAAACCTAATAGAGGGAATACGTTTCATGAACGAAAGAACTCCGAAAGATGGAGTCTGGGTGTTCAATAACATCAACGAATACAATGCCCGACAAAGAACTTTGTTGGATGAGTTGGTGCAAGAATGCAATATGGAGCCGAACTGGGAAAATGATTTTCTCGTGGCTACCAAATTAATAGACCCTTTAGACTGTTTGAAGCCAGAACAGGAAGCTTATGCTGAAAACGAAGATAAAATACTTATTGCTAACACCCCTTCTGATACTAATATTACCTATCATTAGTGGGAATAGTACAGACACGGCGAAAGCCATCAAGGTTGTAGAAAACAACAAGGTGGTTGTTAATACCATCTTTAAACCAATAAGGGCAAAACAAGTAATAGATGAAGAAATAGATTGCCTAGCTCGGAATATATATTTCGAAGCTCGTTCACTGTCCACCGCGGGTAAGATGGCCGTGGCACAAGTTACACTAAACAGAGTAAAGAACGAAAGATTTCCCTCAACCATTTGTGATGTGGTTTACGAAGGGAGACACTATTACAACTCAAACCTTAAGGCACAAGTTCCTCAGAGGAACAGATGCCAATTCTCATGGTACTGCGACGGAAAATCTGACGCCATACAGCATCAGAATACGTTTAAGGATATTACAACGTTTGCTCATTATTTTGTAAACGATTATTATAATCATGACCACGCTGACATCACTGATGGTGCGTTGTGGTATCACGCAGACTATATGAAGAAATTCCCTAAGTGGTCAAAGACTAGGAGCAGAGTAGCTCAAATTGATGTACACCTATTCTATAAGTAAAACGTATGCCTTATTATGATTACAAATGTGAATCCTGTGGTCTAGAGTGGGAGCAGTCTGTTCCCATGGCCGACAGGAATAATCCACCGAACCCACCTGACTGTGATATCAATGGTCATGGTCACTGTGACCCAAAGCAAGTTATTGGAGTCCCTGCACTCGCCCCTGGCTTTGGTCTGACAAAAATGCGCCCAGACGAAAGCTTCAAAGACATTCTCCGACAGCAGAAGAAATTCTACGACAAGGCAGATGCTGTGAAGGAGGCTCGTGGTATTCCTCACCAGAAGAATACGCTGGGTAATATGTTATGATTTTGTAATAACTAAAACCCTTTACTTGCTAAATTAGACAAGGAGTCACGTTCTGTGGCCCCTTCCATTCCCCTAAATACCTATGACCTTTACGCACATAAACAATGAACTATCCGATCTCAATACTAAGAACATCGATGGAAAGCGGCATTACATCATACCTTACACGGATGGTGGAGAAACGTTTGACATCTGTTACCCCAGCATCACAAGTATTCTCTCCTACTACTCAAAGGAAGGAATCAAAGCATGGAGAAAAAGGGTCGGAGCCAAGGAAGCGAATAAAATATCAACGCAGGCGTCCAGAAGAGGCACCAGTGTACACCAAGTCGTTGAAAACTATATCAACAACGAAGAAGACTATAGCCGTGATTTAATGCCTATCCACCTTGAGGACTTCAAGAAGATACAGGGCGAGATAGACCAACATTTGGATAACATAAGAGGATTAGAGATTGCTCTTTACTCGCATAAGCTCAGGGTCGCAGGACGAACCGATTGCATAGGTGAATGGAAAGGTCAACCTTCAGTCCTTGACTGGAAGACATCGCGTAGAGTAAAGAAACGCGAGTATATACATAGTTATTTTATTCAGGGTACTTTTTACGCTACAGCTTGGGAAGAGCTGACTGGTGAAAAGATCGAAAATATTGTCATAGTAATGGCTCCTGCTGATAATGAAGTTATAGTGTTTGAGGAAAAAGTATCAGATTGGTATCCTTTAGCCGAGCAGAAGATCAAGCAATGGTACGCAGAGACAACAGGAAAAAGCCTGTAAAGTATAAAAACGAGACCACCTTTTACAAGAAGTATCCAGACGGAAGTCAGGTCTGGATAATCAAACTACGAGGAAAAATCGATGAAGAAGAGAGTGGGCAAAAGAGGTAGAGCAGGATGGCGTAAACGCAATCCAAGATGTACACTTTGTACGTATGTTCGTTGGATGGGAAATATAAAGGAACGTCATGGAATACAAATGCAACGCCAGAATCAAAAGGACAAATATGGATAAGAAAGAGGAGGACGAATTGAAAAAGGCTCAACGGCTTTGGGAACTTAGAGGTGGACAATGAAATCTTTTTGGCAAGAACAGAACCTAGAGGAACTGTATAAAGCATATCCAGGCGAAGGATGGCTTGACCCTGGCAAACGACCAAAGTTCAACTCACTGAAAAAGAAAATTGTATGGACCTCAGAGATACATCATTGGGATAACGAAGTACGCAGTGATAACACTCGAATGATAATCGTGGACACGAAGAAGGGTGGCAAAGAGAGATTCCAGATGTATGCAGTTAGTGACAAATCAAAAGAAGTGCTTTTTCACTGGGGAGGAAAACCTACCTTCGCAGATGCAAATAAATTTCGCGAAGTCCGATTTTGGAGACAAGACCCAAAGGCGAAGTTATGAAACCATTTAAGCAGGTATTGAACGAAGGTGTCTATGACCCTGCGATACTGAACTGTATCTTCATGGCAGGTGGACCTGGCTCAGGGAAATCCTATGTTCAGGCCAATGTTACAGGCGGACTAGGTTATCGACTATCCAACTCTGATGACATCTATGAAACCAAGCTGATGGCATCAATAGGTATGGACTTCACTAAGTACACTGACGCAGAATGGGAAAAGTCACAAGAGATACGAGCTGATGCTAAACGACTGACACAGAAAAAACTGGAACTATGGTTACAGGGAAGACTTGGTATCATCGTAGACGGAACAGGGAAGTCTGCAGAGAAGATAAAGAAGCAGAAGGAAATGTTCGAAAAGTTGGGATACGACTGCTACATGATATTTGTGAATACTACAGAAGCTACCGCTCAAGCAAGGAACAAAAAGAGGAAACGGACACTACCAGAGAATCTCGTTTCCGCGTCATGGAAAGAGGTTCAGTCTCAGTTGGCAGAATACAAAAAGATGTTTACTGGAAAGATGGCTTTGGTCCACAACGATGACCAACCCGAAGAAGTATCCAGACAACTCCTAGCTACGAACTACAAGCTCATCAAGAAGATGACGAAGACACCTGTCGCAAACCCTATTGGTCAGGCGTGGATAAAGGCTGAGTTAGCTGCTAAGAAGAAGTCAGCAGACAAACTGGTTGGTTCAGATGATTTTATGCAAAACCTACATCACTGGACAGGTAAAGAAGAACGTGAATACATCACAGAGTTTGACTCCCCTCACATCTATTGTGACATGGACGGAGTGATAGCAGACTTTGTAAAATTTACTACTGACCACTTGGGGAAAAAGTTCACAGATGACCACTGGAAAGATTTACCAGATGATTTATTCTGGCAGTTACCGCCAATGCCAGACGCGAAAAAGCTCTGGGGGTTTATTGGTAAACTCAAACCAGCAATACTCACCGCAATACCAAGACAAGGAAGAGGGCCCATTTCTGCCCGTGCAGCGAAAGACAAAACGAAGTGGGTGAAGAAGCATTTCGGCGTTGACAGGGACAGAGTCTATC